TTCAGTTCCGGAGGATATTGTTGCAGTCCGACGGGAAAAGCGAGGTTGCGCCAGCGCCGTTTCATCAACGCTGGTCGGATATTTTGCTTAACGGCGTCGGGCACACGGCAATACAGGGATTCCGCGAGTCTGCAAAAACTAACTATACGTTGCGGGCCTACCTATTATATGCGATACAGTTCCCGGATACGGCCAGGGATTATATCGTGCTGATAAAAAATAACGATACGTTAGCGGCTGCCGGATTGCGAGAGATTGCGAGAGAGGCAAACTCTAATCCTGTTATATCCGCCAATACTGTGCGGATAGTCGAGCAGTCGGGCAACGTGTATAGCGTGGACAGGGTATCAGCGGATACGGGCGAGACTATCAATGTGCGTATAGAGGCGTATGGCAAGGGTGCGTCAATCCGTGGATTGGCTAACCGGGACAGGCGGCCCAAAATCTGTATTATTGACGATCCGCAGGATAATGAGGACAGCAAATCCGAGACTATACAGGCGTCAGATTGGGACTGGTTTTTATCGGATGTGATGTTTCTGGGGCAGTCGACGAGGATATTTTTGATTGGCAATAATCTGGGGGACAGGTCGATAATCGAGCGAGTGTTTAATAATGCGGGTTCGCTGGGGTTTCGGGTTGAGCGTATACCGATATTAACTCCGACGGGAGAGAGCGCCTGGCCGGAGAAATTCACAGTCGCCCGGATAGAGCAGGAAAAAAAATCATATATGGAATTAGGCAAGTTGGACATCTGGCTGAGAGAGCGGATGTGCCAGTCGGTAAGTGAGGAGACGCGGATATTTAACCGTACCGATTACAGATATTTCACTGCTGCGTTAGCACGCAAAATATCGTTTAGCGGGTGCAACAGGTTTGCAACGTTAGACCCGGCGTCCAGCACGGATATCACGTCGTGTTATCGGGCGATAGTTGTTAACGCAGTCAATGAGGATAATTACTGGTATATCCCAGTGATTGAGTATGGCCGGTGGGATAGTGCAGAGTTAATCAATCAGATATTCTCTGTGGTATCGGATTGGCAGATTAAGGATTTTGGTATAGAGATTGGGATGTTCAAACAGGTGATTGAGCCGTTTATTTATAAGGAGATGAGCAAGCGCAACATTTATTTTAACATTTTGCCGATAGAGCACGCCAAGAAAGGGAGTAAGTTAGAGCGGATTAAGATGTTGCAGCCAAGATTTAAAGCTCATACTATATGGTTTCCTGACAATTCTCCGACGTGGTTAGTTGAGTTGGAGACAGAGCTACAGGGAGTGACGCGGGATTCGATTAAGAGTTTGTATGCGGATTTAATGGATGCGTTGGCTATGCAAGAACAGATAGCGGTGCGTCCGATATTTTCAACATCAAATAATCCTGGAGACAGGAGAGATTTACCGCGAGAGGCAGTAGCGGAATTTGCGTTAACGTGAGGTGAGATATGGCGTTTTTAGCTCCTATAGGTTTTGCGTTAGGTGTCGGAAGTGCGGCAACAGCTACAACAGCGGCAACGGGAGTATTGGCCGCATCGTTAGTGGGTGGTGCGGTTGTTGGTGGGACAGCGGCTGGTATAGCGGGGATGGTAAAGTCAGCATCGCAAAAGATGCCGGAGGTTAAGTCTGCCGCGCCTCCGCAGGTAACGGCAACAGTCCCGACTACGGCTGAGGAAAAAGCTACGGTAGTAGAAGCAGAGAAGCGCAAGTTACAGCAAGGCCGGACAGGCAGGTCGACAATATTGACGTCTCCGCAGGGGATATTGACTCCGGCGAATGTTGGAATAAAAACATTGTTAGGGCAATGAGGTGATGTATGCAGATAAGCATTGAACAGATAGTCAAGAGGTTTTCGCACATTGAATCTGATAGGATGACGTGGAATGACCATTGGCAAGAGTGCGCAGATTTTTGTTTACCGCAGAAGGCTAATATTACGCAATCGAGGGTTGCCGGGACGAAGTTAAAAACGGATATATTTGATGGGACGGCGGTGAGCGCGTTGCCGATATTCTCTGCGGGGCTGCATAGTTATTTGACTAATCCCACGTCAAGATGGTTTGCGATGAGGATGAGAAATAAGAGATTGATGGATATATTTGAGGTTCGTGACTGGTTGTCTGAGTGTGAAGAGGTATTGTTTGATTATTACAATGCGTCAAATTTCAATGAAGTTGTGCCGGAGTGGTATGTTGATTTAGGTGCGTTTGGTAATTCGTGTTTGTACGAAGATTATGATGAAGCGAGTGGGAACCTGGTGTTTAATGTGCGGCCTATGTCGGAGATATTCTTTTTAGTTAATTCGGTTGGTATGATAGATACGGTATACCGCAAGTTCATATTCACGGCGCGGCAGGCGTATCAAGAATGGGGCGATAATGTTGGTAGTGAGGTTAAAGACAAGTTGGAAGCCGGGGAAGTAGAGTATCCGATACCATTTTTGCATGTAGTATTTCCGAGGGAAGAGCGGACGGCTGGGAAGCGTGATGCGGTGAATATGCCGTATGTTTCGATGTATATTGAGCCGAAGCGGAAGAAAGTGTTGCAAGAGGGGGGGTATGAAGATTTCCCGTATTTTATTCCGCGATTTTATAAGACGTCTGATAGTGAGTATGCGTATGGCCCGGCGTCTATTGCGTTGTCTGATGTGAAGATGTTGAATAAGATGAGCAGGACAACGGTAGAGGGGGCGGAGAAGAAGATACATCCTCCGATAGTGTTGCCGAATGACGGATATTTAATGCCGTTTAAGACGAGCGCAAAGGCTATTAATTATAAGATAAGCGGATCGGCTGATGATAGAGTTGAGGTGTTGAATATGGTTGGTGATGTTGGGTTGGGTTTAGAGATGGAGAACCAGCGCAGGCAGAAGATAGAGCGCGATTTTTTTGTTGATTTATTCCTGATGTTGGGTAGTTTGCCGGATAAGGCCAGGACAGCTACGGAGATAGTTGAGCGGGTTAATGAGCGGATGTTAATACTAGGCCCGGCGTTGGGTCGGCTGATGAATGTGTTGAGTTCAAATGTAACGCGGTCGTTTAATTTATTGTATCGGGCGGGGAAGTTGCCGCAAGTGCCGGAAATTTTGCAAGGGCAGAGTTATAAGATAGATTTTATTTCTCCGTTAGCAAAGGCGCAGAGGGCGGCAGAGAGTAAGTCTATAACTGATTTATTGTTAATTGTTGGTGAGATGTCGAAGTTCGATCCGCAGGTAATGGATAATATAGATACGGATAAAGTGGTTAAGCGGTTAAGCGGGATAATGGACACACCGACTGATATACTGCGGAGTGATGAGGAGAAGGCAGGTATCAGGCAATCGCGGGCGCAACAGGCACAGATGGCGCAAGAGCTGGAGATGTTAAAGACTGGTGGGGAAGGGGCTAAGACGATGATGGAAGCTGAGAAGATAGCGAAGGAGGCATAATGCCGGAAGAAAAGAAACAAAGTGATGAGGTAGAAAAGATAAGGGGGATGATGATTGAGACGTTCAGTACACCTGCGGGTAAGCGGACGTTGGAATATTTGGAGCGGATAAGTTTTATGAATAGGACAACGATGCCGGTGCAAGGTTTACCGGATACGGCGATGAGGTTAGCGTTTAATGAAGGGTGCAGGTTTATGGTGGTTAATATCAAGAATATAATGGGGATGAAGTTAGAAGAGTTGAGGAAGTTATCACAAACACAAGGAGAGTAAAATGGTAAAGGACACCTTCAACCCGTTCAAGCGGATACTTGAAGCCCTGGTAAGTTCAGCGGTAATGTTTCGGAACGATAGAGGGGAAATTGCATTAACTGATGGGGATAATGTTACAGAGAATACGGCAGTTAATAATTGGCGTGATAGTTTACCTGCTGAGATCAAGAGTCATCCCGTATTCGAAAAGTATAAAGAGCCTAATGAAGCGTTTAAAGCGTTAGTAGACGCGCAGAAGTTTTTAGGACGGGAGAAGTTGCCTGTTCCTACTGGGCCTGACGATAAAGAGACGTATGGGATGATATTTAAGACGTTAGGTTTGCCGGATAAACCTGATGGGTATGTTATATCGGAAGCGGGGAAGAAAGATATCCCGGCTGATGTTCAGCTTGACGAAACGATGTTTAATGATTTTAAGAGGGCGGCGCACGAAAATGGAATTTTGCCTCAGCAGTTTGAGGGGTTATATAAATGGTATATAAATAGTGTCAAAGGGCAGATGGGTAAGATGAATGAGCAGAGAACAGTTGAGATGCAGAAATCCGAGACTGAGTTAAGAAACAAGTGGGGCAAGGCGTATGATGAGAATGTGAGTGTAGCGCAAAGAGTTTTTAAACAGTTTGCTGATGAAAAGGCTATTGGTGAAATAGAGAAGGGGTTAGGGAACAATCCTGTTATGATAGAGTTATTCGCCAATATAGGGAAAGTGTTGAGTGAGGATAAGTTGAAGGGTAAAGGTTCGTCATTTACTATGACGCCAGATGAAGCTAAGTCGGAAGTAAACAAGTTTATGGGAGATACAAAGTCTCCGTATTGGGATGAAAGCCATCCGTTGCATAAAGAGACTGTTGAGCGGGTGAAACAGTTATTTAGTATGATGGTTTAACTTGGTAGACACGGGTAATATTCCCCTGCTAAGTTAATTTAGGTTATAGGATACCTTGTTGAAAGACAAGCCCATAATTAAGAAGTGCATTAAAGCCCCTGTAAAGGATACGCTATAATGTTAGGGTAATAGCTAAAGTTAAATCCATAATTAGAGGAGGTTCACAATGTACGAAATTAGTGCGGCTTTTGTTAAGCAGTTCAATGCCAATCTAACTATCCTTTCTCAGCAGAAAGGTAGTAGATTGCGTAACTGTGTTTTGTTAAAAACAGGGGTTGTAGGTGAAGATACCTATATGGACCAGATAGGTAAGACTGAAGCTGTTGATTTGACAACGCGGCATCAGGATACCCCGATAGTTAATACCGAGTATCAGAGACGCAAGATTTCGATGATACCGTCAGCGTGGAACGATTTGATTGACTGGCAGGATTTAGAGAAGATGTTAACTGACCCGAAGTCGCAGTATGCCTTAAATGCGGCGTATGCGTTGGGTCGGAAAATGGATGCCAGGATTATTGCCAAAGCGTTTGATACGGCGTATGTCGGTAAAGAAGGTTCTTCTACCGAGTCGTTTCCTTCTGCTAATGTTGTAGCAGTTGGTGCTTCGGGTATGACGTTGGCAAAGTTGTTAGCGGCAAAAGAGATTCTTGACAATAACGATGTTGACCCTGAAGAGGAGCGGTATGTAACGGTTTGTTCAAAACAAATCCAGGATATGCTCAAGATAGACGAGTTCATCAGCGCTGATTACAATACGGTGAAAGCGTTAGTAGCTGGTGCTAGGACTCCGTTTACGTTTCTGGGATTCACGTTTGTTCCGATATCCAGTTCGTTGTTAGCCACAGATTCAAATAGTTATCGGCGTGTAATCTGCTGGGCGAAAAACGGGTTGGGATTAGCGTTATCGTCCGATATAATGACCCGGGCAGATGAGCGGAAAGACAAGAACTACGCGGTTCAGGTTTACGCTAAGATGAGTTCTGGAGCCACCCGGTTGGATGAGGATAAAGTTGTTGAAATAAAGTGTTCTGAATCGTAATTAACCAATAATCAGGAGGATTAAAATATGTCTACTGTATACGGAGTTAATTATACTAAAAACCTCGACCCTGTTTCGTCTAATATCACGGACCCGGGCGAGTTGGAAGGGAAAGTCAGGGTAATGACTGACACCTATGAAGCGGTTGCTCTTGCGTTGGGTTCTACCATATACATGGGTAAACCGTTACCTGTTGGAGCGCGTATAATCGGAGTTACGTTGGCGTTTGACGCGTTAGGAGCCGCTACTATATCAGTTGGTGATGCTGTTTCACCGGCAAGATATATCGCGGCAACCAGTGTCGCTTCCGCTGGAATGATTGATATGGAAGAGGGAGATAAAGTTGATGGTTTGTTGAATAAGATACTATCGACCACCAACGAAATAATCCTTACTACAGCCGGCGCGGCCATTACTGGAACAGTCAAGTCAATTGTTAAATACGTTAGTGAATAAGGAGGAGGAATAACAATGAGAAAATTTTTTGGAATAGGATTATTGGCAGTAATGCTGATAATAGCGTTCTACGCAGTTGCTCCGATGGAATCAGTAGAAGCTCAGGCGCGGTATGGTCTACAGCGTAGTTCAGCGGTAGAAACATCTACAGCGTTAGTCCTCCCGGCAAAAACGTGGGTTTATGGGATGACTATTTTTGCGGATGCTGCTAATTCTTTTATGGGTATATATAACGCTGCTACTCTTGGTGCTTGTACAGCAACTACCGTAAAAGACGAAATAGGTGAAGCTACGCAATATGATACCGCTGAGAAGTGGTATGCGAAGCCTGAATATTTTGCTGATGGAGTTAGTGTGGTTATGTCTACTGGTGTAGGGTTTATTTATTACGGGCCTGAACCGAGTAGGTAACAAAGAATAAGAGTTGGGCGGGGAGGGTGACCTTCCCGCCTATCTTAAAAACTATGCCACAGAACTTAATCTTTGATTATGGGCTAAAAGCGTTTTTATTCTTATCTCCGTTATTCTATTTTCGGAGTTATCAAGTAAGTTTTGCGCGCGGGATGTTTTTTGTTATAGCTACATTCGCTTTATTTGGAATAAGTTTATTAAGCGAGCAACGCAGGAATTTTAGTGATAAGTGGTTATTTGGAATATTCATATTGGCGTTGGTTAACACTTTTTTTTATAGTGGAATAGAAGGTAAATCGGAGTGGTATAATTTCTGGATTTCTTGTAGTGGGTTTATATATGTTTTTTGCGGGATACTTTTATTCAGGACGGTGTATTGTTATGCCGGGGAAATAAAGCAATATATCGTTCCTATTGTGTTAGTATGCGTTATAAATTTAGGTATTTGTATAAGTCAGGTGTTAGGTTATTCGTTGATGTGGAAAAATATGCCGAGCGTATGTGGAATGTTTGAAATAAGCTCGCAGTTAGGTCAATACTCCGCTTTATCAATTCCTCTGTTGTATATTATTCATCCTCTTTTATGTTTAATTCCGGTTAGCACATTATTGATATCAAAGTCAATAGCTCCGATGGTATCGTTTATCGTAGGGCTTATGTTTTTTTCGATGTATAAACGCAAGTTATTTATTGCATTTTTTATTTCCGCGATAGTGTGCTGTAATATTTTTAGCGTAAGTTATGTTGTATCCAAGTGGAAATGCAGGCCTGTTATGTGGGAAAAGACAATAAATTCAGCGTTGCAGAAACCTTTTTTAGGTTGGGGGTATAGAAGTTTCTCGGATAAGGTTGTCGGAATAAAAGATAAAGGTAATATTGGAGGTGTCGAGTATAGCCGGGCGCATAACGATTATTTACATACAGCGCAGGAGTTAGGATCTCCGATACTTATTTGTTTCATACTTTTCATATCAAATATAGCTATTAAGTATTATAGATTATCTAAGTGGGATACGGTTAACCTATTGTTTTCTTCGGTGCTTATAGGGTTAGTTAATATGAGTGG